AGTTAAGAACGCACCGGGTAGAGCATTTAGAGTTGCAGCAAAAGCAGGAACAGCAGACGGTGGTAGAAACAGTTGTTTTATAGCTGATGAGATACACGAGTGGAATAACATTAATTTAGAACGTGTACATTATGTGTTATCAAACAATACAGCTAAACGTAAAGACGGATTAGTGCTAAACATTACAACAGCTGGACACGATCTTGATAGTATGGCAGGTCGTATGTATCAACGTGGATTATTAAAAGAAGCAGGAAAGCAAGATGATCCGGAGTTTTATTTTAAATGGATTGGTGCAAAAGAAGATGATAAACCAGATGATGAAAGCATTTGGGAAAAAGTTAATCCAGCAATACCTAATGATTGGTGGCCAATAGAAAACCTTAGACGTAGGCATAAATCATTACCAATAAACGAGTTTCAAAGATATCACCTTAATCAGTGGACTAGAACAGAAGAAGAAAGCTGGATAGAGATAGAAAAATGGTTAGCGTGTCAAGATGAAGAATTACAATTAGAACCGGGACTAGATACATTTGTTGGTGTAGATATGGCACTACGACACGATAGCGTTGCAATAGTATATGGACAAAAAGATGATAATGAGATAATCAATATGCTATCTAAAATATGGTTGCCAAATGATGAAAACTTTATGGATTACCAAGAAATAGAAGCATTTATTGTTTCATTAATGAAAGACTACAAAGTTAAGGAAGTTGCATACGATCCAGCATTTTTTGAACGTTCAGCACAAGTGTTGTTAGATAGGGGTGTACCTATGGTAAACTTCCCACAGACGCACTCACGTATGATACCGGCTTGTGGTAATGCTTATGATTTAATTGCAAATACAAAAGTAAGACACAATGGCGATCCAACGTTTACAGATCAAGTAATGAGTGCAGCACAACGAACTACTGATATGGGTTGGCGTTTATCAAAGGGTAGAAGTAAAAGAAAAATTGACGGTGCAATAGCTATGGTTCTAATGCTTGACAGAATAACTGCACCAGAACCATTAGATGACGAACCAGAAGTTGCTATTATAAACCTATGAAAAACTATATAACAACACTAGCTGAAGTAATAGGTGCAGGACTTATAATTTATGGTGTATATACAATTAATGTATCACTTGCGTTTATAGTCGCTGGTGCATTTATGATATTAGGAAGTTATTTAACAGTTAGATGAGTTTATTCAAAAGAGAGAACAGGGACGCAGCTTTAGGCAATCTTGTTGATTTATTAGCACTTCGTGAGGGTGGTCTGTATAACTATACAGGCGAAAAAGTTAATGAAATGTCTGCACTTGGTATTTCAACTGTTTATAGTGCAATTTCATTAATTGCAGACAGTATTGCATTACTTCCAATAAAAACACTACGTTATGACGGTCAAAAGACAATATTTACTGATAAACCAAAATTTTTAGAAAAACCAAATCATAGTCTTGATCTAACAATGTTTTCATTATTACATCAAACAATTACATCTATGGCTATGCACGGCAACGCATTTATATTAGTTGACAAAGACAGACAGGGCAGACCAATACAACTTACACCAGTACACCCAGAAAAAGTAAAAGTAGAAATGCAAGAGGGACAGAAAGTTTATATGCTACAAAGTAGCAAAGGTGGATATGACAGAAAAATTACACATCACAATATGTTGCATTTTATTTGGTACTGCTATCCCGGTCAACTAATAGGTGTTAGTCCACTACGTACCAATTCCAACACTTATGGACTTGCATTAGCTATGGAACGACATATTGCACAATTTTATGGACAGGGTGGTACACCTAGTTCTGTATTAGAAACAGACAGAGATTTAACAGCTGAACAAGCAAATATATTAAAAGAAACTTGGATTGGAAACCATAACAGAAACAGAAAACCAGCAGTATTAACTGGTGGACTAAAATGGAAAGCTATTAGTGACGCAGCAGGAAACGAACTTATTGCTGCAAGAGATCAAATTGTTCACGAAATAGCAAGAGTATTTAGAATACCAGCACATTTGCTTTTATCTAAAGACGGTTCAAATGTATATTCAAATATTGAAAGTAATGGACTTGCTTTTATTAGACACACGTTGTTGCCGTGGATTAGAAGAATAGAGGACGGACTAACAACATTGTTACCGGGTAAACAGTTTGTTAAATTAGACACAGATGAATACGCACGTGGCGATCAACTAAGTAGAGTTAGGTCATTTCAAGTTGCAGTAAGTACAGGAATTATGACACCAAACGAAGCTAGGGCAAAAATGGACTTAGAACCATATGAGGGTGGCGACAAGTTCTATATTGGTTTACAGGGTGCGTTAATTGATCCTACATTAGAACCACAGGGCATAGACCAACACGATCCTACTAACGAGTTACCACAAGACTAATGCCATATTCCATTAGCACCGAAGCTGAAGATTGTAACGGTTTTGCAGTAGTTAAAGATGATGACGATTTTATTATGGGTTGCCACGATACAGAAGAAAAAGCAAAAGACCAGATAACAGCTTTAAATATTGCAGAAGCAGAAAGCAAAAGACAAGCAGACGCAAGTCAAGATATTTATGAAACTAAAGAAGAAGCTGAAGAAAAAGCAAAAGAAATAGGTTGTGTTGGTTCACATACACACGAAATAAATGGCAAAACATACTATATGCCGTGCAACAATATGAAAGATTACGAAGATATAACTGGTATGAAACACAAAGACGAAGATGATACAACATTAGTTAGTTATAACAGCGAACAAAGACAAGTTGATAGAACACCACCTAAATTTATGCAAGAAAACGCACAACGTGGTTTAGATAATCTTAATAAAGCAGGGGACGGTTTAGTTGATGAAACAGTTAGACAAGCACGTATTATGGCAAAAGGTGAACAATTAAGCATAGACAAGATTGTAAAAATAGCAGCTTGGCACAAAAGACACCTTAGCGATTTAGATAGAGAAAAATCTAATCCAAACGATCCAGATACTTGGAGAGCGTCAGACGTTGCATTTTTATTATGGGGTTCTAATCCGTGGACAGATCCAATGGAAGCAGCAGATTGGGCAGATAGAAAGATTGCACAACTTGTTAGCGAGGGTGAACTAGAACCACGAGCAAGTGATAGTTCAACACCAGCACCAAAAAGCGACCAAATTAAAGGAAGTAAGAAAAATCCAAAAGGTTCTGCAAGTGGTAAATCTGGTGGCATAACATTTAGCGAAAGCACAGAAAAAGCTATAAGAGGACGTATTGAAAAACATAATGAAGAAGTTGAAGGTAAGGCAAGTTGGCGTAAATTACGTATGGGAACTGCAAAAGCTGTTGTTAGACGTGGATTTGGTGCATATTCAACAAGTCATAGACCGGGTGTTAGTCGTCAAGCGTGGGGACTAGCAAGGTTACGTGCATTTAGTTACTTACTAAAGAACGATAAACCACAAAACCCAGCTTATAGATCAGACAATGATTTATTACCAAAAGAACACCCACGTTATAGTGCAAAGGAAGAAAAAATGAGTACACAACACTTAGAAGTGTTTGATAGACCAGTTGCTATATCACAAACACTAGAAACACAAAAACGCAACACTATCCTTAAAGAAATGGATAAGCAAACTGAAAATAGAAGTTTTACATTTAGTGCAGTAGAAGAACGCAACAGTAACGATAATAATACATTGTTGTTTACAGGTTATGCGTCAGTATTTGACAAACCGTATGGCGTAAGAGATAGCCGTGGACAATACAACGAAACAATTAAACCCGGTGCATTTAAGAAAACATTAAAAGAACAAGATGACGTTAGATTTTTAGTTAATCACGACGGTATTCCATTAGCAAGAACTTCGTCTGGTACATTACAGCTTGAAGAAGATGATTATGGTTTATTTGTACGAGCCGAACTTGATCCAAGTAACCCAACTGTTGCAGAAGTATCAAGTGCTATGAAGCGTGGTGATTTAAACGAAATGTCATTTGCATTTGCAGCAATCAAAGATAATTTTGACCAGAACGGTGAAAACAGAGAAGTAAACGAAGCAAGACTATTTGACGTATCAGTAGTAACATACCCGGCTAATCCGTGGGCAGGTGCAAAACTTCGTGGCGTAGATATAGAAAACTTGCACAAAGAATTAGTTGAAGCAAGAAGTGGCGAAAAAGCTACAGAGATTTTAGAAAGTTTTATTAACAAAGTCGCAGAAAGTGATGACGTTGATAAAAAGCGAAGCAATCCTAAAGTGGATTTATTAAAACTGAAACTTGAAAGGGACGGTATTCGCTAAAAGACGTATAGCCGTGGTTATAGCCGTGTATCACACTTAACTACCACACTCTACGCAGAAGTATAAGAAAAAAACATACAAGGAAATTAAATTGAAAAAATTAATTGAAGCTAGAGAAGCTAAAGTAGCTGAACTTGACGGACTTGTTGCTGAACTTGATGAAATGGAAGCTGGTGAAGAATTTGATAGCAAATTTGCTAGATCAAACGAACTACACGCTGAAATCAAAGATATGAACGACAAGATTGAAGAAGCAAGAGAAGCTGCTGAAACTTTAAAAGCAGTTAAAGAAAGCAGAAATGAACTTGGTGTTGAGGACGAGGACTTAGGCGATAAAGAAGCTGTTGTAGAAGTAAACGAGCCAGATATGTATAGAAAGGGTGGCGACCACTCTTTTATATCAGACGCTTACGCTGCTAGATCAGGCGACTTTAAAGCACAAGAAAGACTTAATAAGCACCAAGATTTTGAAGCTAGAGATGTTGGAACAGGTGCTTTTACAGGATTAGTTGTACCACAATACTTAGTTGATGAGTACGCACCAATCGCAAGAGCTGGTTCTGCATTTTATAATGCAGTTCCTAAAAAGGACTTACCAGCATACGGTAACAAAATTGAAATCTCAAGAATAACAACTGGATCAGCAGCAGCAGAACAGGCTTCTGAAAATTCAGCTGTACAAGAAACCAATATGGACGACACCTTATTAACAGTTAATGTTGATACTGTTGCAGGTCAGCAAGACGTTTCACGTCAAGCACTTGAACGTGGTGGACAACCGGGTTTCTCAATGGAAAACATTATTTTCCAAGACTTGGTTTCAGCTTATTTTACTAAATTAGACAGTTTGATGATTGACGGTTCTGGTTCTTCTGGGCAACCATTAGGAATTAGAAACGTATCTGGAATTAACACAGTAACATATACAGACGCAAGTCCAACTGTTGCTGAAGCATATCCAAAATTAGCAGACGCAGTGCAAAAAGTTAATGCAAACAGATTTGCACCAGCACAAGCAATAATTATGCACCCAAGACGCTGGGGCTTCTTTACTGCTGGTGTTGATAGTTCAAACAGACCATTGGTATTACCAGCTGGAAATAATCCAGACAATGCCGTGGGTGTTGGCGACGCAGCAGCTTATGGAAATGTTGTTGGAAACCTATTAGGACTTCCAGTAATCACAGACGCTAACATTACTACATCAGACGGTGGTGGTTCAGACCAAGACCAAATCTATGTGGTAAAAGCTGATGACCATATCTTATTTGAAGATAATCTATTCCAGTTGAAGTTTGAAGAAACAAACGCAGGATCATTAACAACTAAAATGGTTGTTTATGGTTATGTTGCTTTTGCTTCTGGAAGATATCCAACCGGAATTACAAAAATACAAGGAACAGGTTTAATTACACCTTCCTTTTAGTTAATGTAATGGTTTTGGTGTGTTGGGCAACTAACACACCAGACCATTTAGGAAAGAATTATGGCAAAACAAGACAAAGAATTAATAGCAGCACTTAAAGAAGAACTTAAGGGTTATGAACTCTATGGAAAGGCAGAACGTGCTAAAGCAGTTAAAGACGCAATTAAAAAAGCTGGTGGATCAGTTGAAACAAAAACTGCAAAACCTAAAGCTGAAAAAAAAGTAGAGAAAAAGAAGTAATTATGCCAAAAGGTATCGGTTACGGAAAAAAGAAAATGAAAGGTGGCAAAGGTAAAGGCCGAAAGAAAGGTAGATAATTTCTTATGGCAATTACTAATGGCTACTGTACACAAGATGAATTAAAAACGTTTGTTGGCATACCTACAAGCGATACAGCAGATGATAGTTTAATTGATGACGCAGTAAATGCAGCTAGTCGTCAAATAGACGCTTTTTGTGGCAGGTACTTTTACCAAGATACTTCAACTTCTGCACGTAAGTTTTTCACTAATGATCTATATAGATTACGTGTAGATGACATTTCAACAACTACCGGGTTAGTTGTAAAATATGATGATGATGATGACGGTACATACGAAGAAACCGTATCAAGTTCAGACTATCAAGTATTACCAATCAATGGCATAGTTGGTGGTATTACAGGAAATCCATTTTATATAATAGAACTAATATCAGACGGTAATCACGAGTGGCCACTAGATTTTTCAAGTAATAGACCACGTGCAGAAATAACTGCAAAATGGGGTTATGCAAGTGTTCCAGAACAAATTAAACAAGCTACATTAATGTTAGCTAGTGAACTATTTGCTATGCGAAACGCACCACTAGGAGTTGCTGGTGTTGGTGATTTTGGCGTAGTTAATATTCAACAAAACAGAGAAATAACACGATTAATTGCACCATTTCGTAAAGGTACAGTTTTAGGTGTTTCTTAATGGCTACACTTGCAGAGATTAGGGACGGTTTAAAAACAACTGTAGGCAACATAAGTGGACTACGTTGTTACGATACAGTTCCAGATAACGCAATAAACTTCCCGGTTGCAATCTTTATACCAACAGAAATAGAGTTTGATTTAGCTATGCAAAGAGGAACTGATCTATATACATTTGATATGTTAGTTGCAGTACAACGTGCAGATAGTAGAACAGCACAAGATAAACTAGACGCTTTTATTACAGGTAGTGGAAGTTCAAGCGTAAGACAAGTAATATATAACAATAAGACTTTAGGATTAAGTGATACAGACGCAAGGGTAGTTAATATGACTAACTACGCAGCAGATGTAAATTTGAACGGTATTGACGGTGTTGGTGCTAATTTAACAATAGAAGTTTATACGAAAGGAAGTAGTTAATGGATTGTTGTGGATCTTGTCCCGGTAATTGTAAAGGTGGTAAATAATGGCTAAATATAAGATTATAGGCAACAAAAAAGTTATGGATAAGGTAAAAGGCGAAACCATAACTATAGATGATGAAAAAGTTGCTAAGTCATTAATAAAAGGTGGTCATATAGAACCTACTACTATTAAAAAAAGACGTGCTAGAAAGAAAGACGGCACATTTAAAAAAGATGATAAAAGTACACCAGATATTAACGAAGCGTGGGAAGAAGTAAATGGCTAAATTTGTATTTAATGACGGTAAAGTTTTTAGTGGTGGGTACGACTTATCAGATCACATCACTAGCGTAAACCTAGAAATTAATTCAGAAGAACTAGACGCTACAACAATAAATAGTGGTGGTTTTCGTGAAAGAATAGGTGGACTAAAAGATAGTACATTATCAATGGACGGTTTTTATGAAGCTGGTGCAAATAAACCAGACGCTTTACTTGGTGCGTCAATAGGAAACGAATTGATTGTTACAACAGTACCAGACGCAGGTGTAGGCAATACAGCTTACTTTATGAAGTCAAGATTATTTAGTTATTCAATGTTTGGTGCAGTTGGCGAAATAGCACCATTTAGTATTTCTAAATCACAATCAGATGATGAAGTAGTACAAGGCAAAATAGAAATAGACGGTGCATTAACTGCTAGTGGTAATTCAACCGGGGTACAGTTAGGTGCAGTTGGTGCTACAGAAAGAATTTATGTAGCTATACATTGTACAGCTGTTAGTGGTACATCAACACCAACAGTAACGTTTAAATTACAATCAGATGATAATTCAAGTTTTACAAGTCCAACAGATGTAATCACTTTTAGCGACATTACAGCAATAGGTGCTGATTACCAAAGTGCAGCAGGTGCAATAACTGATGACTACTTTAGACTTAACTACACCATAACTGGAACATCACCAAGTTTTTCTATCCACGCAACAATCGGCATAGAATAACACACACAACTCAACTTCTTTACTAAACTATAAAATTAAGTCTGAAAGGAGTTTACATTGGCAAAATTTGTTTTAACAGACGCTAGTGTTACCTTGAACAGCGTTGATCTATCAGACCACGTTGCAAGTGTTACATTAGATATTACAGCTGATGAAATCGTTACAACAGCTATGGGTGATACATTTCAATCACGTACAGGTGGGTTAAAGGACGGAACACTATCTATTGAGTTCCAACAGGATTTCGCAGCTTCAGAAGTGGACGCTACATTATTCCCACTACTTGGATCTACAACAGCATTTGTTGTAAAACCAACAAGTAGTGCAGTTAGTTCTACTAACCCAAGTTATTCTGGAAACGTGCTTGTAAATCAACACATACCAGTAGCTAACGCAGTTGGTGAATTAGCAACTATGTCAGTATCGTTCCCAACTTCTGGAACAATTACTAGGGCGACTTCGTAATGGGTAATATGGTCGTCATAATGCAAGACGGCACGAAGTACGAAGTAATAATTAAACCAGCAGATATTGTTAAATTTGAACGCAAGTTTGATGTACCAGTTTCTAAACTACAAGATGAACAACGCTATGAGTGGTTGTTGTATTTGGCGTGGCTTGGTGCAAAAAGAAATGGCGTTACAGAAGATTACGATACTTGGATTGGTTTAGTTGAAGAACTAGACATTACTGGATCAAGTGATAATTTAAAAGCGTAAATGGATTTATAGATTTAATTGCTTCAATAGCAATAGAAACAGGAATAAGTCCACGTGAAATAGAACAGCTTGATATGGAAATGTTTAACGCATTAGTAAGGGTTATAAACAAGAAATACGATAATTGATATGGCAAGAACATTTAAGAAAACCGATTTAGCAATAGACAATAGTGAAGTTAGAGAAATTGTCAAAGAATTAAAACAGTATGGTAAAAAAGATGTTCTTAAAACGTTGGCAAAGTTCCATAGAGAAATAGCTAAAGAACAATTAGCAGATAGCCGTGTATTAGGTCGTAAACAACAAATACCAAAAGCTAATCGTTCTGTTATGGGTATTACTGCTTCTGGTACAAGAACTGAAGCAAAAATTAACATTAAAACATCACAACGTAATCCGTCAGCACTTACACTAGAATTTGGTCGTAGGTTTCAATATGTACCAGTTCGTGGTGGTGGAACAAGAGCTATTACAGCTTCAGAAGTAGGCAGACTACCACACTCTAGACCGGGTGCTAAGTTTCCATATAGAAAATGGATTGGAAACGCAAGAGATCGTGGCGATAGTTCATTTACCAAATTAGGCAAACAAGGTTATGTAGTTGGTAGAACAATTAGTAAAAACCAAAAAGAAATACTAGAAACATATAACGATAAAATGTATGACGCATTAGTAAAGGCAATTAAATAATGGCATTTGAGAAAAAAGTATCAATAGCAATAATTGGTAAAACAGACCAGTTTGTTAAGTCATTAACAAAAGGACAAAAAGCATTACAAGGTTTAGGTAGTGTTGCAGCTGGAATAGGTAAAGCAGCAGCAGTTGGTATAGGTGCTATTGGCGTTGCAGCAGGTACAGTTGGTAAAGAATTAGTAGATTTAGCTTCAGACGCTGGTGAAGCTAGATCAGCATTTGAAACAACATTTGGGGACGCATTACCACAAGTATCTGGTTTCGTAGAGGAATTTGCAAATAAAGCTGGTTTAGCTGCATTTGAATTAGAGGGACTACTAACAAATACAGGTGCAGTATTACAAGGTATTGATTTTACAGCTGAAGCGTCTGGTGAACTAGGAACAAAACTTGCTGCATTAGCTGGTGATGTTGCTTCTTTCGCTAACGTACAAGGTGGTGCACAACCAGTATTAGAAGCATTTACTAAATCATTACTTGGTGAAAATGAAAGTCTTAAAACCTATGGTATTGCTATTTCACAAGCTGAAGTAGAAACAAAAGCGTTTGAAATGACAGGTAAGAGTTCAAGAAATGAACTTACCAAACAAGAACGTGCATTAGCTACTTATGAATTGTTGTTAAAGAAAACAACTGTACAGCAGGGCGATCTAAACAGAACTCAAGATAGTTTCGCAAACAAATCTAGGAAAGCACAAGCACAAGTTAAAGAATTAAAAGTACAACTTGGTCAAGAATTATTACCTATTGCAGAACAGTTATTACCAGTAATTGTAGATATGGTACAAGAGATCGGGCCTTCATTAATACAAGCTATAAAAGGTGTAGCACCATTTCTATCATCTATTGCAGAATTGTTTGGATTATTAGCACCACCAATTATTGCAATAATTACATTACTACTTCAAGCATTAGCACCAGCATTTAAGAAATTTACTGAAATAGTTAATAAGTTTGTTGCACCATTTTTAGTAAACCTACCAAAGAATTTTGAAAAAATGATAAATCGTATAATCGGTGGGTTTAATAGATTTGCAGATAAGTTAAATAGTTTTGCTGAAAAAGCACAAAGAATATTAGGCAAGATTGGTATAAAAATAGACATACCAAAACTGCGTAAGTTTAGTGAAGTAGATTTTGGATTAGGTGAAAAAGAAATAGCACCTATGGTATCAGCAGATGATATAGACGCACAACGTACAGCAGCAGGTTTATTAGCAACAGCAACAACAAGTGCCACACAATTTGCACCTACACAACAAGCAGGAATAACAATAAATAACTATGCACCAATTACTACAGATCAAGAAGCTAGTGATTTATTTGCTAGGGGTGCAAAAGAATTTAAGCGTCAAAACGGTGGTGCTGCAAGAATAGACATACTCTAATGGCACAACCAACAGTACGTGTACGCATAGGTTTTACACAAAACACATTTACATTAGACGACTTAGTACGTGGTGTTTTAGATAGTGCTGAACTAGGTGGTGCAACACCACTTACAGATGTAACAAGTGATGTGCAAAGTGTATCTATAAGTCGTGGTAGATCAAGAGATTTAGACACATTTAAAACAGGTACGTGTTCAGTTAGATTATTAAATAATGAACGTAAATACGAAAACACAAATACATCAAGTCCATATTCACCGGGTATTGAACCGTTAATAGCTATACACATTGACGCAACAACAGACGGTGGCAGTACATACAAAGATTTATTTGTAGGTTTTGTAACCGATATTAATTTAACTTACCCAGATAAAAACAACTCGTTTGCAGATTTTATTGGTGCAGACGCATTTATGAAGTTATCAAATACTAGCTTGATAAATGCTTCTTTTAGTAGCACAGATAGTGGCACATTAGTAAGTAATATATTAGACAACGCAAATGTTAAGTTTGGTGCAGATAGAAGTATTGAAACAGGAATATCTACAATGCAATCATTAAGTGGTCTTAGTGAAAATACGTTATCTGTTTTACAGAATATTGAACGTAGCGAAAACGGTTTACTGTTTATGTCTAAAGACGGCAAGATAACCTTTAAATCACGTCATACAACGTTCCCAAGCACACCAGCAGCAACGTTTAGTGATGACGGTAGTGATGTGCCATACATACGTGTAGATTATATAAATGATGACAATGAGATACATAACATAGTTTCATTACAAAGAATTAGTGGATCAACACAAACTGTACAAGATACAGCTTCACAGGGTAAATACTTAATTAGAACGTTAAGTAGAACTGGTTTGTATAACAATAGCGATAGTGAAGTATTAGACGCAGCAAACTTTTTACTTGGTAAATTTAAAGACGCATTAATACGATTTGATAATTTATTAGTTGATCTAACAGAAGCTACAACAGGAAACCAGAACACGGTATTAGATCGTGAAGTTGGTGATGTGGTCAAAGTAGAACTTACACCACCCGGTAGTGGTAGTCCAGCACAAATAACATCAAATGAGATAATTGACAGTATTAGCTACAACATTACACCAAATATATTTACGTGTTCATACAAATTATCTAATGCAGACGTACAAGCATTTATGCGATTAGATAACGCATTGTTTGGTAAATTAGATACAGACAAGTTAGGTTATTAATGACACATACAAATAAACTAAACAAAGAAAGGATAAACTAAAAATATGGCAAACGGTTTTAAAGTTTTTGCTGTTGGTGAAGTTCTTACAGCAGCAGATGTAAACGATTATTTAATGGAACAAAGTATTGGTATTTTTGCCAATAGTACAGCAAGGGACGCACAAATTACATCACCTATTGAGGGACAATTTTGTTATTTAGCAGATACCAATGTATTACAGTTTTACAATGGATCAGCTTGGACAGATTTTATTGGGGACGGTGATATTACTGCTGTTACAGCTGGTACAAACCTAAATGGTGGTGGTGCTTCTGGTGCAGTTACGCTTAACTTAGATACAACAGTTTCTGGTATAACATTAACCGATTACGCAGAAACAGATGTAGCAGTAACAAGTTCTAGTGGTGTTGTTGCAATAGATATGAACAATGGAAATACTGGATCTATAACATTAACAGAAAACATAACCGATATTGACTTTACCAACGTACCAAGCAACGGTGTTTCAACTTTTACTTTACAAATTACACAACACGCTTCAAGTGCTAAAACAGTTGCAATCAATGCTGTAACTGTAAATGGTGGTGGTAATGTTACTGCAAAAACTGCAGGTGGTGGTGGATATACAGTTTCAACAGGTGCAAGTGCTATTGATCTAGTTACATTTTTGTTTTTAGATGCAGGTACACCATT